CCATCTGCATATGCATCAGGTGCATTAGTAAAGTGTCGTAAGGTAGGTGCTGCAAACTGGGGTAATAAATCAGAAGAAGCAGAGATAAATGTTGATGAAGCAATGTCTTCATACGATAGAAATAGAAAGGCAGCAGCAAAGAGAGCAGCACAGAGAAACGCTGAGAGAAGAGCAGGTAAGAGAGGTGGAAGAATGGAAAATGAAACTTATAGGAGTGAAATGGGAACAAGAATGCATCATAAAGGATACAAAGTAGAAGGTGCATATATGGGCCCTAGCAAAGATGATTTAAAACAAATTAAAAAAATGGATAACCCTAGTTATGCTAAAAAATTAGCAGACTATGAAAAGAATATGGATCCCAAGAAACGTCAGGCACTTAAGGATAAAGCAACTAAAGGTATGAAGTTTACTCAAGAGGGATCATCTTATGGTCTATACAGAGGATCAGGTAAAGCAGGTGGTGCGATGAAAAAGTATCTAGATAACGCAAAGAAAATGCAAGATGCGGATAAGAAAAAGAAAAAGACAGGTAATCCCGCCTTTGATGATCCATCACATCATTCAAACGCTAAGAATAGAACTGAGCAAGTAACATTTCAACAGTTTCAAGAGAAGTGTTGGCCAGGTTATGAGAAAAAAGGTATGAAGACAATGTTCGGAAAGAGGTATCCAAACTGCGTTAAGAAGAAAAAATGAGAAACGAACCGTGGACAAATCAACTGGATAATAGAAACTACCTATCTCCAGTTGGTTTTAAGTTTATAATTACAAAAGCACCAAAAGCAGATTTCTTTTCAAACTCAGCAAATATACCAGGTATCAATCTTGGTTATGCAGAGCAACCTACTTATTTAAAAAATATCCCTGTTGCTGGTGATAAACTCGTATATGAAGATTTTAATCTTACATTTTTTGTAGATGAAAATCTAGAAAATTATATGGAAGTTCATAATTGGTTGAAAGGACTTGGTTTTCCAGAAAGTATTCAACAATTTATAGATTTAAAAAGAGGAGATCCATACAATCCAACTCCAGAAGCTAAGAATCCACTTAATGAATATTCAGATGCAACTTTAATTATCTACAATAGTAACTTTAATGAAATATCAAAGGTGCATTTTAAAGATGTATTTCCAATAGCACTCTCTACAATACAATTTGATGCAACTGCAGGAGATATCAATTACGTCACGGCCACGGTCACTTTTAAGTATTCTATATACAATATAGAAGTTATGACTTAATTTATGAATCTTGATGAAATTCAAGCATTATGGGATGAAGATTCAAAAATAGACCAAGATGAATTACATGTAGAGTCTACAAAGATTCCATCCTTACATGCCAAATATTATAAAATTTATAATAATTTAACTCTCCTTAAAAAAGTAGAAGAGATTAAATTAAAACAAACAAAGAAAGAAAAATGGTTATATTATACTGGAAAAGCAGACCCAGAGATATACGTAGATAAACCTTTTGACCATAAAGTCATAAGACAAGATATGGATATGTATCTCGGTTCTGATGATGACTTGATAAAAATTCAGAGCAAAATGGATTACTTTCAAGTAATGTTAAATTATTTGGATAGTATTCTAAAGAGTATTACTAATCGAACTTATCAAATAAAAAATGCCATAGAGTGGCAAAAGTTTATTCGAGGTTACAGTGACTGACATTATCATCAAAAAGAAAAATGAGGTATATGTGACTGTCAAGGCAGAACCACATATTAATCAGGAACTATCAGATCTTTTTACATTTGATGTGCCTGGTGCAAAATTCATGCCACAATATCGTAGTAAGTATTGGGATGGTAAGATACGTTTGTATTCTCCAGCTACT